GGGATGCACGGCCATATTTCGGTTATGGGCAAAAAAGCTCGGTCAAGAAACCACATAACAGGCAAAGCTGACAGCAAACGCCGATCAAATCCGCAGCAGTCCGATCAAGGCCTGACCGATTGCTAAGGAAAATGTCCCAATGAACGAAAAAAGCCTTTTCTCTGGCGAGCGACCGTTATACAGTTTTGCCGCTGTCGCAAAATCGGCAGCCGGGCGTAGGAACCCGTGTTACTTATTGGCGACTCAACACGCGCCATGCGTGTTTTTTTACGTCGTTGCCTTAGTGCGCCATTTTTTAGCGCAGCGGTTCTTATGCCGTTGTGCCGTCAAAATAATGGTGGCTCAGGCGGGGCAGCCTTCGGGCTGGCCGGTTTCCAATAAGGCCGGTATTCCTACCCCCGTCTGGGCTACCACCCTTGAGCGTAGGAACTCTGGTGGTAGCTGTTATAGCTACTTATTGGAGGTTGTCATCATGGCAACGGTTCTAACTTTTGCTCGCCCCAAATTCACTTTTATTTTCGCCGCCGTGCGCCGTACCGATCGCGCTGCCCGTCCCTGCATGCTGCGCTATGCGGCAGAAGACGAGCGCACAGCCCGCGCCAATTTCGTTCGTGACTATGTCCTGTGCTTCGCTGGCCGCGTGCCGGTAAAGGCGGTGAACGCATGAACACACTTTCTCAGCGCCTGAATAACAACGACACCTATCCCATCCCACACGCCGACTTTTTGCGTTTACAGCACGCACATTCAGTCGGAGTTACCGTACTCGACATGTTTGAGTCGATTAATAGCATGAGTGCTCGTGATTGCGTGCCAGACGGCGCAGCGCTTGCGTCCGTTGTTGCCCTTCTTACCGACCAGCTCGGTAAAGTCGTTGAAACCTGTGAATCCCTTATGTTCGCCACGGAGGCTCGCCATGATGACCGCTAATAATTCCTGCTTACCTGTTGAAGTCCGCACTGCCGTTTACCGTCGCGCGCTGGCGCAGGGTTATCTCAACGCCTGCAAAACGCTGGGCATTACCGTTTCGGCAACGCTCGACGAGCTGCAGATGACCATCGCGCTCGAGCTGGAAGGATTTTACGTGCGTCGCCACGGCGCAGAAGCCGGAATGGAAATGGCCTGCACCATGCTGGGCGATATGGTTGAGCCTGACCTGCTGACAGCGCCGCCGCGCCTGACCCGGCTTGGCGCGACCATGATGGATGAGCTGTTTTGCAGCCAGCTTGCCGCGACTCGCCGCGCTACATTGCACTGAGGGAGATCCAGCAGATGAAACACATTGTCTCTGACACGGTAAAAGCGGCCGCCGGATTCTGGCCGCAACTGCTGCCCGCGCTCGGCATCAGCATTCACGCCAGTGGCAAGCACGGCGCATGCCCGGTTTGCGGCGGTAAAGATCGTTTCCGCTTTGATAATCAGGACAGTCGCGGGACGTGGCACTGCAACCAGTGCGGAGCCGGTGACGGCTTGAATCTGGTTGAGAAGGCGCTAGACGTCAGCGCTAAAGAGGCGGCAATCAAAATCGCCGATATGCTGGGCACGCTGCCACCGGAATCAAAAGCACCGGTGAACTCAGTTGATAAAGCAGTCGCACAATCTGAGGCTGCCGCACGGGCGCAGAAGCTGATCGCCGCCGCCGTCAGCCGCACGGATATCGCCTACCTTTTATCGAAAGGACTGCACAGCACTGAAGCGTTAACGCTGGCTGCCGGTCTGCGCTGTGGCGGTATCAGTTTTGCGGCTGGCGATCTGCTTGTCCCGCTGACCGACGAAACCGGCAACGCCGTGAACATCCAGCTAATCAACGCCGCTGGCGACAAGCGCACCCTGCCCGGCGGACAGGTGAAAGGCGCTTATCATCTTGCAGGCGAACCTGACAGCAAAACGCTGTGGCTCACCGAAGGCTATGCAACCGGCCTGACGGTGCAGCGCCTGACCGGGCAACCAGTTTATGTGGCGCTCAGCGCTAATAATCTGCCGGCTCTTGCAGCGCAGCTACGCAAAACCCATCCTGATGCGCTGATGCTGATTGCCGCCGATCGCGACGACAACGGCACAGGCCAGCTAAAGGCAGAGGAAGCCGCCAAAGCCTGCAAAGGTAAAGCCGCTTTACCGCCGGAAACCGGCGACTGGAACGACGTCTGGCAGGCACAGGGCGACATCGCGACGCAGGCGCTGCTTACCGCCTTCACCCAACCTCATAAGCCAAGCCCGTTTGAGTCGGTGAGCGAAGCCGACCTTAAAGCCATGAGTGCCAGCGAAAAGGCGGAGCTGTTGGTCGATCACTACGGGCAGGCTTTGGCCGTGCCGCCCGTCGGGGAGGAAATCTGCCGTTACGAGAATGGCGCGTGGCAGGTGATGCCGGTGCAGATGCTGCGCCGTGAAATCGCCGCGCTTTTTCAGAAGGTACGAGCACCTTTTTCAGCGGCCGGAATTGGCAGCGTACTTGACACGCTCAAACTGATGGTTCCGCAGATGGGCGAACCAGCACGCCGCCTGATTGGTTTCCGAAATGGCGTATTTGATACGACCAACGGCACATTCAGCCCGCACCGCCGCGAGAACTGGCTGCGCACGGTAAACAGCGTTGACTACTCAGCGCCGCGCCCTGGTGAAAATCTCGCGGACCACGCGCCCAACTTCTACCGCTGGTTAACGCGGGCGGCCGGACATGGTGACGAGAAGCAGCAGCGTATCCTCGCGGCGTTATTTATGGTGCTGGCAAACCGATACGACTGGCAGATGTTTTTGGAGGTAACTGGTCCAGGTGGAAGCGGGAAAAGCGTATTAGCCTCGATCGCCACGCTGCTCGCTGGCCGCGATAACACCACGTCCGCTACTATTGAAACGCTGGAGTCATCGCGGGAACGCGCCAGCGTGGTCGGATTCTCGCTAATTATTCTGCCCGATCAGGAGAAGTGGAGCGGCGACGGCGCGGGCATCAAAGCGATTACCGGCGGCGATGCAGTAGCCATTGATCCCAAATATCGCGACGCATATTCAACCCATCTACCGGCGGTGATTCTGGCGGTGAATAACAATCCAATGCGTTTCAGCGATCGCAGCGGCGGCGTTTCTCGTCGCCGTGTAATACTGACTTTCCCGGAAGTCATTCCAGCGAAAGAGCGCGACCCACAGTTACTGGATAAAATTAGTATCGAGCTGGCCGTCATTGTTCGTCATTTGATGCGACGCTTCACGTCACCTGATGAAGCTCGCGAGTTGTTGCAGGCCCAGCAGTCATCTGGCGAAGCGCTGGAGATAAAGCGACAGGCTGATCCGCTGGTCGATTTCTGTGGCTATTTGATGCCACTTAGCACGCCGAACGGGCTATTTATCGGCAATGCGAATATTCGACCGATAAATCCTAAACGCTATCTCTATCATGCATACTTGTCGTTCATGGAATCGCGTGGGCATCAGCACCCGCTCAGCCTGACGGCGTTCGGGCAGGCTGTGCCACAGACACTTAAAGAATATGAGCGTGTTATGCTCAAACGCCGCACGAACAACGGCGTACAAACCAATCTGACGCTACATGAGGACAGCGAAGCAGATTGGCTGCCAGCATGCGCCCTTTAACTCGGTCAAATATAAACCGGCCTAGGCCGGTTCTTTTATCTTATGCAATTTCACTTTAATATATAAAAATGACTAACCAAATATGAAATTTAAAAAACTATATAACTCCTTGCAACTTTCAACCATAATTAACCTACTAGAATTTCTTGCAATTGCTCTCTAAGCTTACTTTTATTATCAGCGGCAACAAGATGTATTTTTTTATCTTCATTCACTTTATTGTGCTCATTTATAATTCCCCTTGCTCTTTCTGTAAACCCTGAACTAACAATTAGCACGCCTCTTTTACCCGTTCGATTTACTTCATGTATGAAATCTTGGGCAGTGCTTAACCCCAGCATTCTTCTATAATTTTTCACTTCAACTATATAGCTTTTGTTTTTAACGCTTACTTCGAAGTCATAACGACGATCGTGACCATCTATATGAGTGCTAATAACCTCGCCAATATCATTTAGAACCTCACCTACGGCCTCTTCAAATTCTAATTGGGTTGTACTAGTGACCCTACTACCAGGAATCATATCAGTTGGGACTATGTCAATTTCTGTTTCTTTATCGATTCTGTTTTTTCTTAAAATACTTAATGCACCAACCACTGTTGCAATCAGACCTAGCATAGATGATATAAAAGATATAAATGAAGTTTTATTAACCCAACCATCATCGGTTTTCTTCGGGGGAAAATAAGAAGAACGAATAGTTTTAATTTTTTCAATTAGAGACTCTCTTTTCTCTAATGGTATGAATTTATTAGTAACAAATCGATCTTGTACTTGCAATAGAAGCTCATCAGATGTGAAAGGATAATGTGAAGACTGTTCAAGCTCCTTACCTTTAATTAGGGAGTTTATATCACCAATTGATAACTTTTTATCATAAAAGAGCAACTCCTGAACATCATTTATCAAACTTTCATGAGTAATGTTTATCTTTGCTGTATTAATCTCCTTTACATAGCCAGGAACATATACAAGAGAGAAATAGAATGTACCAAAAACACCAATACAACTAAAAATATTCCATCCGTTTTTGATGGCCCATGAAAATAGCTTCTTCAATTTAAAATCCTTATTAAAAGCACGTCATCACAATTTACTACTAGATTGCACCTGGATTTAACTGTCACTCAAGGTAATTATTCATTTTGAAATGGTTTAGGCTGTTTGAATTTTACGGTGTGTCTCAATTTTACTCTGATATGAAAAGGAATAAAATGATTTGTCATTTAACGATTGTTGAAAAATCCATTTCATCTACTTAAATCGTATAATTTTGATTTATAATTACAATATCTAGATAATTTGACCATTATGTCCTTACTTTGCCAGGCATAACGATTATGCTGGTTCAAATCAAATGTGATTACACTTAGTGCACACTAGTGAACATCACCTCTCAAATCATTCACCACTTAACCAATTGATTTTAATAAATAAAAATCAAAAGTGAACAGTGTGAACACTTTTCCCATAAATCATTTTATTTTGGATTTAGCGCCGTGCATTCGTTATCATTGCCCTGCCGTTCCGGGGTGTGAGATCCAATAATTGGTACACGTTTAGGTACACGAAACAAAGTTGAACTAGATAAAAACACCTAAATACATGAGCTTGCGGATCATGTTCAGATTCCGCCAGCACCAAAATTCTCCATCGATGATTACCAGAGTCATTCGATGAAGTCCTAAGAGCCCGTATGGCGCAAGCCTTACGGGCTTTTTTGTATCTGGACTCTTTCAAGGCGACT